TGATTTGGTGGTAACAGTCTTATACCCACAGGTGTAAAGTTCAAGGAAGGTATCACCAATCGTTGCGATATGATTGCCATGAAGCATAACATATGAAGCATCACGTTCGGGCGAATAAGTTACCTCCGTGTTGTCATTTTTCCAGTCAGTGCAATCACAGATTGCTTTGTTCATTTGGGATTCGATCTTTCTCATGGTAGGAAGTGTTGTGGTTATACTACTAGGACACTTTGGGTGGCCCACTATTTGTTACTCAGAACTTTTCGATCCATTGTTGAATCTTTTGCAGTGCAGTTTGTTGATCGTTACACTTACACTTGCGGAACTTGGTAGTGTTTAATCCCTTGGAAATTAGTTCCAGTTTGCCATCAGCAAGACAGAAGATTCCATAGCGTGAGTTATGAAAAATGTTGTTAATCCATGACTCTTGACTATCAGCACTGACCTTAATAAAAGTGGAATTGCGCCCACTTAAAGTGCTATTGTCGATGTGAAGATAAGGGAACATAATTTCAGAGAGAGAATACTTTATATGTCACAAGTTGGGAATCTCGATCATACTTTTCATAGGACCAAGTACCTTCGGTTTGTTCAACATAAGAGTGAACATTGTCATTGGAATCTTCTTTCCAAAAGGCACCAGTTTCAGGTTGGAAGAAATAACCAGAAGCGATAAGTGCGTCAGTGAATGTCATTGTGATTTCAGTGTTAAGTAACAATAATCAGGCAGCGATTGCAGACTCTAGACATACCTCACGGGTTTCCATGATAGCATAATCAAAACCCTCAACTTCTTCTAGGTGCTTTTGATAAGCAACAGCAGCAGAGAAACAATCAAACAAGCGGAGAGATTTGAAGTTTTCACCTTCATAATCATAACCACCGATTACAGCGTAGACTTTCATTTCGGACATTTGGGAAGCGTTCATACTACTAGGACACTTTGGGTGGCCCAGTGTTTATCATCATCAATATCAAGACTTTTTATAATCTCGATTCATTGCAGCAACTTGATAGGATGAACGTGCCACAATTTCATTCCTAGAAGTGTGTTGAGATTGTGCGCGATGATTATATCCTACCCACACAAAACCTTGTGTTTTAAGGTCACATGCAACATTGTAAATCATGAGATCAAGAATAGTAAAGATTTGCAATTTCATTGCGAAGACGATTCAGAGTCTCCCAGTTTGAAATATATCCAACCTCGGAAGAGATGCTATCATCGAAGGTCGCATATCCAAGGACATCGACAATATCGTTCACATACAATCCTTGGTGAGCATTGAGTTCTTCATCATCAAACTGGTTGAAGTAACGAACCAGAAAGTTGAGTGCTTCAGTGTAAAGTTCTTGAGTCATTTGCATTTGATAGTATTTGGCAATTCAGCGAAGTGTCAGAGAGCGAGTATCAATCCAAACACCTTTATCAGTACCCATTCGGAAACTATGATCCCACACAAAGTGTGTCGCTTCCTGATTGGTAAGAATAAACTGTTTGCAGAGAATCTCTACTGCTTCAAAGATATTTGAGAATCGGAGAGTTGTAGACATTTTGGGAAGTCTGTAAGGGGTTATACTACTAGGACACTTTGGGTGGCCCACTAATCATTTGAAACTAAAATCGTCGGACCTTCAACTTGACAAAACTCCAACAGATAGTAATCAATAGTGATTCCAAGTTGTGATGCTTCAGTATAAAACTGTTGATATTGTTGACCGTCAAGAATAAAGAAATCAGTTTCAATCATGGGGTGCGATAATGTCAGCGACAGTGTGTAATGTGGTTGAAGTTGTGTTACGAACTGCAGGAGAAAGTATAAACGCAACAGCAAAGATCAGGAGAATTGTCTTCACTTTGTCGGGTGACTTGAATGTTAGACTTTTGCGTGACATTCAAACTAAGATCCACCGTACACATATTCGATTACACCTGCCTCATCAAGTCCTACAGATTCGATGACAGTGAATCGTGCATAGTTATCAAACTCATCTGCATAGTAATCTCCAACCTCTTTGATAAACAACTCGCGGCATTGTTCTTTGTTCTCAGCAGCAATAACTACCATTCCAGAGGTATAATCAGAGAGGACATTGTTAATGATAAACAGTTTCATGGTTTTAGTTAAGTTTCAGTCGAAGCGAGAGGATACATCAGGACCAGGATTCTCAAGGTGTGCAACACTATCAGCAACACCTTCAGCAGTTAGTGCAAATTGTACTTTTTTGCCTTCGTGATAGATGTCAAAGACAGATTGGACGTAAGGTGTTAGGTTGCCTTGCGAATCCCAGGCATTTCGTGTATGCGAAGTCTCAACGATTTCGTAGACTTTAGAGGTGAGAGGTGAAGTGTAGGTCATCATACTACTAGGACACTTTGGGGGGCCCACTATTTGTTTCGGGTGGATTCAGTTGTTACACTCTCCACCAATTCTTGCAGTTCATCGTCATCATAATAGTGCGACAGTTCTTCCATCAATTCACTCTCTTTATAGTCAATCATACTATCACAAATTGTGTCAATCGCAAATGCACACAAATCGCGCACATCCATATTGTCAACAACTCGCTCAGCATAGAGTTGAACGATCTTGGAAAGTTGGTCTTGAGAAAGTGTCATTTTGTTTGTAGGATTAGGAAGGGAAATCATTGAATAACAGTGCTAGTATCAGGATTGAAAGTAACTTCGGAGATCACATCAAAATCATCACTCATCTTGACATAATTCCAGAGAGTGTCAGTCTCATCATCCACATTTTCCTGATAAAGGTGAATGAAACCGTCATCACCTTGTTTTACATAACAACCATCATAATTCTCATCATCAAATACATAACCAGATGCAATCAGTGCTTCAGTAAATGTCATCATTTGCAGTAGTTAGGGTTAATTTGGCAGAACTGATCTGCTTGGCGTTCTTGATACTCACTGGTCGTTGCGTGTGCTATCAAACCAAAGCGAAGACCGAGTGCTAGAGTAGCAATCAAAAAAGCAATTCGCATCAGACTTCATCCCTCATTTCGGTGAGTTTGTCATACAGAGCAGGAATATCTGTCTCTGTAAGTTCAGTCAAATAGCACCAATCGCTAGACTCAAGAACTGCAAGAAGAGTATCAATCTCTTCAAAAGTGAGAGTGGTTTGTGTCATATTCAATCAACGACAGAGTAACAAGCAACCCAGGAAGGAATCCCAGAGAGTGATAACGAACCATTGCGGGCATCGCAATAGTCTTGTGCGTCATCTTCAGTGTAGAAAGGTCCAATATACTCGGGAGAATTGAGTGCATTGGAATCGAAGCGAACTGTGAATGTTTCAGTCATTGTGGTTTGTCTCATACTACTAGGACACTTTGCAGGGCCCAGTGTTTATCAGTTACGCATCAGGGAAAGATAACCATCCTCGGAGAGAGTATCCTCAGACAGGTTGACATTGCGAGCACAAGAGATTGCATCAGCAAAGTTATCGAAAGTACCAAAGTTTTTCTGATTACCACACCAGCAACCTTTGTACTCATAAATCATTGCTTCCACAGTAAATACATCGTTTTTGAAGTTACGATCTACACTGTGCTTGATATAAACTTTCCCGTCATTTCGGGTGTACTTATCGAAGATGGAAGACTTGAAAGTAAGAGTGAAATCAGTGATGAAATCACCAGTGAGATTGATGCTTTTTTGGAAGAGAGTTTCAGTCATTTAGTGGTTTTTCGTTTGAGTCCTTATACTACTAGGACACTTTAGGTGGCCCACTAATCATTTGAAACTCACATTCACTCCAACAATTCTAGCAGTAGGATTGCGTACTTTTGCTGTCTCGCGTGCATCTTTTGGAGAGTTAGCATATACTTCCTCCTTAAAGACTTTGCCACCAACGTAGAGATCAACGATGTACTTCATGTGCTTGTTTGTATTTTAGAAAAAATTGATGATTTCACTGCAGTGGATGACCTTTGACCCGTGTGCAGTGAAATTGCAGAAAAATCAGGTTTTTGGTTGAGTGGTGGACTGGGTTCTCGGTGAGACTCAAGTGAGAATCACAGGGTCTGCCAGTCTTGTGCCTCTTTCAAGTTAGAGTTAAAGAACTTTTGCAAGATAGACTCAATTACAGGTTGCCACTGTTTGTCTTTAATTGAGTCACGATTCTGTGCTTCGACAAGAAACTTAAGGATGCAAGTCTCTTCGTTTGGAGTGAAGTCAACGCGAGTGAAAGTGTAACCGTCAGTCATCATTTAATCCAGCAACTTTTGTTTGATTTGTTTTGTGCTCTTGCAAAAGAACCAGCATCGTGGCATAATTTAGAGAGTTTAATTAGAACCTCACGATCTTTCACTGGACGCTCAAATGCAAGATCATTGTTCATACTTAGAGAGACCAAATCTCTCAACAATCTTTCACATCGAAGTGCCTCATTGATTGTAAAGTTTTCGTTGATAATTGGGCGAAAGTTCTTCATAATCAAACAGGAAAAACTTCTACAGAACGAATAAGATTTGTGCGATCTTGTGCTAGGTAATCATCAGCGATTTTACCACACGATGAACGAGATTGAATAATCTTTTCCTCATAAAGATTCTCATCTTCATCAGGAACCCAATACTCAATCAGCATACGATAGGTTTTCATCAGTAGTGTGCCTCAGAGTAGTCAAGAACTTCGCTGTACTTAGCGATACCATCATAGCAACGCTTTGCCATTTCAGAATCACCTTCAGCGATGTAACCTTTCAGAAACTCAAAGCAGTATTTGATACGCTGCTCTGGAGTAACTTTAGCGAGTTGTTGTTGCTTACGCTCATAGGCAGCGTTGTAGGCAAACATCTCACGATCTTCGAGGGAGATGTTGTGAAACTTGCGGTCGGTAGTGTTATTCATACTACTAGGACACTTTGCAGGGCCCACTATTTGTTACCAGCGGCCTTGTTGTATGAGAATCTTTTTGATTTCAGTATAAATGAACTGACGAAGTTTAGTGTCGGCAGTGTTATCAAAAGCATAATAAAGACGATTCAAATACTCATTCTGTGTCAGTCCAATGTTACCATCACCACCGATTTCATTGAGTGATGAACCTGCCTGCACACGATTCTTTCCAAAGTTGCCAGACACACGCCCAGTTGTTCTCAGTTTGGGCTTTATCTTTGAGAGATTAGAGTATGTCATTTGAATTGTTCTAGAACATCAATAAAGTGTTGGATACAATCTTTGGGGATGTGGATGGTTTGGTATCCAGGACCATTACCATCTTCCACACTCACAGTGCCATACTCATCAGCAGTAAAATCAAAACTCCAACCATCTTCTTCGTGTTCGATTTTGATGTGTTTGGTGATAGTGTAAGTCATTCATCCTCCTCATAAGGAAACATTTCGTCGTATTCTTCGTCAGTTAGAGTGAGATACTGAACATCAGCATTTTTGTGCTCTTCAGCATACACTAATTGATAGTGTGCGAAAGAAGATGGGTCACTGCTAGCATACTCTACCAGACCATCAACAATACAAAGGTAGTTCATCGTGCCAAAGATAAGTTGTATTTGATAATCAAAAGGTCTCGCACTTGTTCTCGGTCGATACTATCACCACAGAACGGCACTTCTTTAATCTTTGCAATCCTGATAATGTCGTTGGTTGCTTTACGAACTAGAGTACGATTTGCACCCATCGGATATAATCCATCAGGACCATAGAACGACATCACATAATCAATGAAATCGTTAATAAACTCTTTAGACATAATCACTTAGCGTAGAGATAACCACCAGACCAATCGGCATTCTCCAGCAGATATTCACGATCTTTGATCAATCGCAGATCATAACGAACACCTTTGGCAGGAGATTTCCAAGTCGCAGACTTATATACTTCGCCAGTGTTCTTGTCAATGAAGCAATGAACGGAGCGGGAACCGCCACCACTCACAAAGATGACTTTGTGATACTTTTTACCAGTCTCAACAGTATAATCAATGTCACACTTGCCAGACTTGAGTTCATCAACCTTGCGAATGTGATACTCTACATTCTCACCACGCTCAGCAGAAGTCTGATGACCGCGAATAGAATACTGACGATAGTTGTCTTTCAGTGCTTCAATCAGCAGGAGAGTGTGCTTATACACATTCTCTGCGATGGTTTGTTTTGCTTGTGCTTGCATTTCAGTGGTTGTACTCATACTACTAGGACACTTTGCAGGGCCCAATTACCAACTCTTTGCCATTGTGAAGTTTGCGTGAGAGAATGTCTCGCGATCCACTACTTTGAAGATGCCGTAATCGTTTTTGATTACATAACCCTCGTGGAAACTTGCCACATCCCACAGGAAACATTCGATGTCGTCTTCTTCGTGAATGAAGAGGAACAAATCATCCTTGATTGTCTTCACCAACTTCCAAAGCCGGATGAGGTTCTTGTCACAATCACATTTTTCTGCAATTTCATCCTCACAGATGATACGTTGCTCCCTGATGCAAGCATTGATCTCTTTTTTGATTTGTGATGCCTTGCGATCACTCACAAACTCACACAGAGTTGACATTTGCTTGGCAAACTTACACACATCTGCCAAATCCTCACGATAAGGATTCAGGGACACTGCAGGTTGCACGAATAAGCATTTCTTAGTGCTTGCAAACTTGCTGGTGATAGGGTGTGCTACCATTTCAGGCAGACGCTCACCAGTGTAGTAAGTATGGGGAGCAACGATAATCTCTTGACGAACAACCTCAGGAAACTTATAGGTAATGGTGTTGGGTTTGAATGTATCAAGACCCTTACCGAAACCAATCCAATCTCCCTGATACACATTGTTAGTGCGAGGCAGGAAATCCAAGCAATAGATGAGGATTTGCGTTACGCGAGGTTGACCGCCAAAATGGGTAAAGATGTCGTCCTCGTTATAGCACAGGCGAATCTTTTGCTTATTAAATGCTGCTTTGGTGCAGACAAAAAACTTACCATTCTCAGGATTAGTGCCCCAAACAATAGCAGGAGCGCCATCCATCTTGACACTGATAGTAGAATCAGCACTGAACCAATCGAGCACCGAAAGATCACCATTTAGGATAGAATCTTCGGGATGTTCGATATGTTTGTTTTGCATTGGTTGCTTACTCATACTACTAGGACACTTTGCAGGGCCCAGAATCAAACCTCTGCCAGTTTCTGTAGACGATTGCGAATATCAAAGAGTTCCATATCATCCATATCTACAGCATCCAAATCTACAGGAGCAAACTCCTCCAGATTTACACTACCATCAGAATAAATGGGGGCATAGTACAACTCATCGCCATCTTCTTGCGATAGAGTATAAACGCAACCGTGATTAGTGGAAGTAACGAAAATCATTGGAGTTTCAAGAACAAAGGTACAATAAAGGAGCACCTGCTAAATTACAAGTGCTCCTGTGCTAATTATCAAACTGCTACACGACGTGCAGACAGTTGTTGATTCACAAAGTTCAATACTTGCTTCACATAAGGAGAAACAGTTTGAGTGAACTTAACCACATCTTCACGAAGTTTGTTGACTTCATACTGATGGATTTGCCAGCGAACCTGAATGTCTTGGAAGTATTGATCGCGAGTAATCAGTACCTGAGGGACGGACACTTCGGGAGCAACAACAACATTAGTGGTTTGCTTGCGAGCGCGAGGCATGAAATGAATGCGTCTTACATTACTAGGACACTTTACAGGGCCCACTCTATGCAAAGAATGATTTTAGTGGATTTTGATTGATCCTATGCTGTTCTGGTAGTGCTTGCCAGATAGTTTTCTCAATAATATCAAATCTGAGGTTATATGCACCATTTGTGGATGCAAAAGATACTTCAGACCAGTTAATTGATTGCATCACACTATCAAGAATCTTCTTGTCAGTAAGTGCTACAATTCCATAACCTCTACGATGTGGCAAATCCTCAAAATGTGTGTAATACTTCATTGCTTCTGCACCAAAACATGTAGAAGGTAGATAATAGTCACATGCGTAGAGATGTTTCTTATTTCTTGTGCTTCCTGGAGTTCCACCATCAGACAAAGAATACAATTTCACAATGTTACTCAGATCAACCTTTTCTTCCTCAATTTTGTGATGTTTGGCCCAAATCTGAAAGACAACATTAACGCTAACATCTTTGCCACCAGGATAATGAAACTCAGAATCTACAACCTCACTATGAATGAGATTCATATCTTTGACTCTTGATTTGCAACTACCCTTTCCGTTGCTATCAAATAGTTGTGGCAAAATAAAGCACACAAAATCAGAGAACTGTGCGGCATGATTGATAAACTTAAGTGCCAAATGTCCTCGCAATCCGAATGGTGGATTACCGATACATACGTTCTTCTCAGTGGTAGGTTTCCAGCGTAAAAAGTCCTGTTTCTCTACACCTTCACAGCGAGGTTCAATGTCTACACCAACGCGCTGATAGATGGGTAGAACCTTATAGAAACTACCATCGCCAGCTGAGGGTTCAATGAACGTATATTCACGCAAATCTACACCAAGATCACCCAGAACTTTGAGAGTTTGCTTGTAGCAATACTCTGCAGTATCTGGGTGAGTAAAGAACTGATCTTTCTCTTTATCAGTGAAATTGGAGTAGAGAATTGGAACACCTGCTAACCGACACAAATCAAAGTAGTATTGTGGCGGAACCTCTTTCTTCTCCATCCACCGATTTACTGTACCTTTGTGTAGATACAACTCCTCGCAGACAGCATCAATGCCAAACTTTTGGTAGATGGGAAGAAAGAAGTCGTAGATGTTTTTCATGCAAGTTTGTTTGTCAGGAACTCCGATAGTGCTTCATCATCTGGATTTTCTACATCATAGCAGAAAGTATAACCATTAGCAACACCCAGATGAACTTGCTTGTCGCGAAAATCCCACTTGTATTTGTCATTTTGATCGTTACGGAGAGTTGGTTTTGTGCCAAAGATTCCGTGACGAGCATCAAAAGTCACCTCAGAATAATCAAGAATAGTGAACCAAATCGTAGAATACTCAAAGTCAATGAAGACCAGTTTATCCCACTTCTCAGAGGCATAAAGATTCTCATGTTGCCATGCAGATTTCTTACCAGTTCCACGGCTAGCAGTCTTTACTTCGATGCGGAGTTTTGTACTATCAGGACGGTTAATCCAAATGTCATAAACACCGTCAGAGTTGTTGATGTTTTGATCCTCATCCCATTCTACATTGTAGGGAGTCAGTGCTTTGATAAACTTATAGAGAGTTTGTTCTCCCCACTTACCACGTTCGTCGTTGCTAAGTTGTACGATCTCTTCAAAGTAAGATCCTTTCCAATAGTTACGCTCACGCAGTTTCTTGACAGCATCGCTGACAGTTTCGTTAAGAATGGTGCGGGATGACATGAATTGAGTTGTGCTTATATTATTGGGACAATTTAAAGGGCCCACTATCAGTCAATGGGAAGTTTTGCCACACTTTTACCATTCTTGTGATCTGTGATATACTTTCGTGCAGAACTTTCAGTCCTACAAAGTTTCTCAAGTTGCTGACCGTTGTGGATAATAAGATACTGCTTCCCATAAGGAATAGCAGCATATGTATCCTTAAACATCGTAAATCCTTCTTTCATACAAGAAACCTCTTTTCATATTCCAGCAAATCAGATGGTGCAGGAATAATGTTGTCATCACATTCTACAGCATTTTCCCATCTTGCACCACTCTTTTGATATAGTTTGATATTAAGATGCTGGTACTTTAGGTTAGTTGGAACGTGTACTTTATAGTCAATTCCATCATTCTCAGTCAGCAAGCTAAGTTGCTTATTCTCACTCTTAGTCACTGTAATTGTGGAGCAAGATAACCAGAACAGATTCTCAAAAACATCATAATCTGATAGGTATTTGTCTGGGTTATCCATAATCATTCGACCAATGAATTGAGGTGACAAACAATGGTCGTGAGTGCGCTCTTTTGGATTATTCTTTGCTTCCTCACTTATCAATCCAAGATGATTCACTTGAGCGCAATCAAATACACCAATGTAGTAAATGCGTGTGATAGGTCGGAAGAAATCAGGGTCGCCCCAGTTGTCTACATTAGCACTCAAAGAGTTGAATGTAGTCTGACAGTAGGCTTTCCAGTTCTTGGAGTTCATTTTAGAAAAAATCGGTGTTTTTGTTGCAGTGGATGGGTTCTAGGTCGGTTGCAGTGAAATTGCAGAAAAATCAGGGTTTTGGTCTAGGTGGCCACTGGATTCTTGGGTGAGACTCACCGCCTCACCACCGATACGGCAGGTTCTCCCTTCTCGAAGATGGTATCAACCACAGACTGAACTGCGCGAGCGGTGCTGATACCAACCTTGCTGTAGACAGGAATGCAAACCAGACCGAACGATTTGCT